GCAGAGGTGTAGGAATTGATAAAACGATTCAATGAGTTTTAGGAAACTACTGGCACTAGATTGCTAGCAGCTTCCTAGACTGCTGCAGAAGGCCTGATCGCCGCGTTAAATGATTACTCGTCAGGCACAATGGATATTGATACTGCAATAAAAATCACAAAGATACTAAAAGACGTTGGAAACATCGTCAAATCTTTGGATATTGCTATGAAACAAGCAAAAGCAGATCAAGTAGAATTAGGTAGAGTTAAGGGTGGTGGAGTAATCGGACTCTACGAAATGTAATAATTTAAAATAAAAAACAAAATGTCAGATAGTAAAGTTTTTATGTTCCCTGAGAACGGGTACAACAACAACGGTTTAGGTTTAAACGGTTGGGGTGGAGGTGTACTTGGTTTTATACTCGGTATACTTCTTGGAAACGGTGGTTTATTTAATGGTGGATTTGGTGGCATGAACGGTGGTTTAGCTAACCAGATCAACAACAATAACAACACCGATTTGATCATGAACGCAATTAACGGTACAGATCAAGATATTAGACTTCTTGCAACAACGTTAAATGCAGACGTAAATGAAGTTAAAAGTGCAATTAATACTGTACAGTCAATGATGCAGTCTGGTAACTCAGCACTGTCTCGTCAGCTGTCAGAATGTTGCTGTGAAAATCGTCTTTTAACGACTAAGTAGGGTTACGAAGGACGTATTCAGACAATAGAACAGACTAATCAGTTAGGTTCACAGGCAGATCGTAATACGCGCTCAATAACGGATGCAATCGCAGCCCAGAGTACTTTAATTACGAAAGAGTTCTGTGATCTTAAAGAAAGAGAAATGCAGAATCAGATTAACGGTTTAACTGCAGAAAATGCGCAGTTAAAGACGCAAGGTGCTTTTGCAGCAATGCTTGGCCCAATACAGGCTCAGCTGAATGCAATTAAGGCATCTCAACCGCAGACAATCACTCTGCCATACTCTCAGTATTCTGTTGTTCCTACATGGGCAGCAAATGTTGGTTCTGATTTTGTAGCAAGTTATTGGGCAAATAGACTTTCGGCTGCAGTAGCTCCAACTACTAATGCCGCAGCTACAACTAACGCATGATAATTAAACACTATTAACTATGTTTTCAGCTTTACGTCAAGGGGCCGTTCTTTATATATTAGAGAAAGGTGAAACCCCAACAATTAAGATTGGCCAAGTAGAAAGTGTGACCCAACCTCGTTCTAAATATAATACATTTAATCCTTCCGTTCCATTTACTGCAAATATGGATACGATTGTGGATATAATTGTTAAGATAGATAATGAAAAGAAAGAGTATATTGGTATTCCTAGTAATGCATCTATTCACGAATACGGTAACGTTGTAGTTAGCGAAAGTAGAGATGCAATGGTATAGGAAATAAATAATATGCTACAATCTAGTTAGTCTATAGTAGAAAGTGTAGATGCGCATAAAAATATAATAATAAAATGTGAGGAAATACTTAAACAATTAGACCCAACTTATGCAAAACAGTAGGAACGCGATGATGCGATAGATAACCTTAAATTAGAGGTGTCTTCTATAAAAACAGATATGAATAAAATTCTGGACCTCTTGACTAAGGCTAAAACAGAATAAATTGTATTATATGATTTTTATAGAAATGAAAGAAGCCGTATTTAATAAGGCTTTTGAAGAGGTAGATAACGCAAAGAAAAGCATTAAAAACGCTAAACTTTCGTTATGTAATTTGGAAGAGGTTCTTTGTGATATATACGAATCACAGAACTTTTCTGAAGAGGAACAAGAAGAATATGACGAACCGCAATATGGTGAGGTTGAAGTTTCTGATAACGACATTACACTTAATTATCGTGGTCGTCGCAATATGAAAAATATGATGCGTCGTCGCAATATGCGAATGCGTCATAATAGCATAATGAATCGCTATTCTTATTAATTAAAATGTGGACGTTATGAATACTGATTTAACTTAGTATGATATAAAACCTGAGGGTATGATAAACTATCTTCGGTATAACGGACCACATTTTAATAAAAAACTTTGTGAATTTGCAGCTTCTAATATGAAGAAGAAAGTAGGATCGTCCATGGTTGCTATAACCCCTTATACTAAAGAAGCCGTGGATAAACTACTGCAAATTCACAGGGTTGAATTAAAAGGCGGTTAGCTTTATGATAGCGTGTTTGTTGCTAATATGTGTAAGGCGGATTTTTACGGATCTAGTATATCCGACGAAATGCATTTGGCTAAATACATAAAAGACGTATTAGACGACGATGATGCATACGATGGGATTGTATTTAATCGCTGGTATGCAGATATGTGCAGAAAAGGAATTGTTATAGACTGGGATTCTATGATATGATCACACAACATATTGAATTAGGGGATGCTGGGTGGTATATAACAATATATTATAATATAAACAAACATAATGCAGATTATGTATTAAATTAGTTAATTGAATATGGTTGTCCTAAAAAAGAAGCCATAAAAAGTTTAAAAACATTAATACGTAAAAAGAATTGTGCATTTACTTTTTCAAATACAGATTATAAATTAAGTATTATAGGAATAGGTGAATGTGATTCTCAAGAATAGTTTGTAAACAGTGTAATACATGAATGTAAGCATGTACAGTCACGCATATGTGAATATTATAATATAACCGAACAAGGTGAAACTGCTGCATATCTAATCGGTCATATTGTATAGAGAATGTATAAGGTATTACGTATAATAAAATACAACTTATATGGTTGACTTTAATAAAAAGATATTAAATACAGATAAGTTCAGAGAAGCGGCTATACATTTTCAAAAACATGGAGTTTATACGTTAGCTCCTAGAAACACTACAGATTATATACAATACTGGGATCGCGAAAAAGATAGATGTCTCAACGGTTACGTTGCGTCAGATGGTGATTATATTACTGGCTATCATTATTTTTATTTAAACTATAGCCCGATAATGAAATTAGAAGAAATAGAATACACAGATAGAGAAGGAAATAAACGAAAAAGAAGAGAACGTATTTTTGGATTTCCTAGATTTTGGGATTATGATTACTATTATTTCTTAGCCATAGAAGAAGCCGAAACACAAGGTAAACATATGGCAACTCTAAAGTGTAGACAACGCGGATACTCTTTTAAAGGGGCATCTATGCTTGTTCGCAATTATGAATTAATAAAAGGTTCAAAAAACTTTGCTGTAGCATCTGAACAAAAATTTTTAATAGGTGATGGTATATTAACCAAAGCCTGGCAAATAATGGACTTTGTAGATAAACATACTGCATGGTCAAAACAAAGACTTACTAGTACTAGAATGGAAAGAGTTTCTGGATTTAAAGTAACCGATGAATTTGGAAAACAAACAGAACAAGGATACCTTTCTAGTATTACTGGAATTACGCTAAAAAACGACCCAGAGCGACTTCGTGGTACTCGTGGTAAACTTGTATTATTTGAAGAGGGTGGTAAATTCCCAAACTTAGAAACAGCGTGGCGAGTAGAATAGCCTGCCGTAGAAACAGACGACGGTGTTGCATTTGGACTACTTTGCTTATTTGGCACAGGTGGAACAGAGGGTTGTCTTACAAAAGGAAATAAAGTATATACAGCTAGTGGTAGAAGAATAAATATTGAAGATATTAAACTATCCGATGGAATTCTTGGATATGATACGAATTCTTAGAACTGTGTAACAAATACCATATCCCATATAAACATTCCGACATAGAAAAAATGCGTTCGTGTAACAACCACACAATATAGAGACATTACGTGTAGTATCGATCATCCTATATACGCAAGTGATGGTTATGACTATAACGAATGTAGGGTTTGGAAATGGATTGATGCTGGAGATTTAAAACATGGAAACCTGGTTGCAATATCTCAAGATATACCTGTATTCGGAAACGATACTATATTTGATCCATATTTAGTTGGTTTACTTATTGGTGACGGTACATACGTAGGAACGTCTCCGTACTTATTTAACGCAGATAAAGAGATAATATCGTATGTAGAAACAAATTACGATTGTGTAGATGCCAAAAAGTCTCATATAACTAAAGATGGAAGATTATTTAGAGCGTTAAGAATACGTAAGATTATTGGTAAACTTAAAGAACTTGAAATACAAGGACAGAGTGGGATAAATAAAAGATTACCAGATAAAATATTTTCATGTACCAAATAGGACTGTTGTGAAATGATAGCGGGATTATTTGATACTGACGGATGCGTTAGAGTTGGAAATTCGTATGGAAATAGATTACCTGCAACGTGTGCACTATTTACT